CCACGCCAAAAAGCATATAAAAAATAATAATACTCAAATAAACTCCAACCAGGACTAGCACTAACGGCTGAAGGTGGAGCAACAACAGAAAAAGGCGAAATAATTGCAGCTTGATGAGTATAATCTAAATTAACTTGTCCACAATAAGCAAAACGTTTAATTAATTGACGAACAGACATAATTTTCTCACCAACACAATATGCTTCAGGAGACCAATTAGAAGTAATGTTATGCGTATCTATAGAAGTAGGATGCATTCCATGTTGAGCATCATTTCTCTGAATAGCTTCATTCTCTCCCATAATTTGTGCTACAATTTTACTATCAATTTCACGTTTATTTCTAGGATAAACATTATTATCATACTCTTCCTTTCTTTCCTCCTCCTTAACTTCAGCTTGAGTAGCAGTAAATGTGCCAGAATAAGGAACATAAGAAGGACATGTTGGCAATGCAAAAGTTAAATCTGGTCCTCCTGAAACTTCAACAATAGTGTCAATAGATTGGTGTACATTATTAGCGGCAACTAATTGATTAAGTACTTCTACTCGCACTATACCTGTTACTGCATTATACATTAATTCATTATCAGTACCCAACCAACTAGCTTCTGGTCTTATACAAAACATCCATGGACGCGAAGAAATATAGGGAATAGTAAAAGATACTTCCGTAGAAGTTCGTAAATCCACAATCACTTTCTGTGTTCGTGAAACATCAGGCACCCCTGTAGAAATATTAGTATTATAATAATATGGAATAAATGATATACGTAATCTTCCAGAATGAAATTGAGTTTTCACAAATTTAAAAGTATAAACAATAGAACCTCGCCAAACACCATGAGTATTAGCAACAAAACCCATGTGCGTACATCGATATCTATCTAAAACAGTAGCAGAATATGGTTTAATTTTCATAGGAGTAACAAAATTATTCCATAAAATCGTTCCTGTAGTATCATTAGTTTGCCATATAAATTTATCCCAATAATTTGGTATAGATAAAACATGTGAAAAATCCATCTCATCTGCAGATGTTCCAGCTAAACCAGCTTTAGTTTCTATTTGATTCTCAGCAGACAAGGCCATTTTATGTGAAGTGTCTGCACCATCATAATTTGCCATTCTAGTTTGTCCACGCAATTTGGTTTCACATGGTAAACCTTGCACTGTTGGCTTTGAAAAACCAAGCATTTTAAAAATATTTGATGCTTGTGCAGAAATCCAAGCTGGTTTAGTAAATAAATTTCCCAACACTGGAATACGAGACATAGTAGATAAACCTTCTGAAATTTGACCAATACCACTACTAATAGTACCATTATCTTTTAATTGTTTTATTTCAGATGTCATTTGTGCAAAAATCTTATCAGGTTTCTTTTTATAAGATTTATCTGTCCACATCTTTCTAACATCCTGTTCTGTAATCTCTCCTTTAGACATTTTTTGACCTAAAGAGGCATAATTTGGTGAATTTCCCGTATAAATATTTGCACCAGTAGGATATTGAATATCTACATCTTCAAGATGAGCCCAAACTGTATATTCCACAGAACCATTACCTGAAGCTTGATCTCTTAATTGACTATATACAACTAAATATATAGAACCAAAAGATCCCTGTCCTGTAATCAAATTATAATAAACATGAGGAGATACATATGGAATTTTCATTTCTATTTCAGTACCAACACTCAAATCAAGATCAGTTCGTGGACAACCAGATCTTCCTTGAAGTGTTGAATTAACTAATGCAACTCTCCCAGGCATATATTGAGCATATGGAAAATATTGTAACATCAATCTACCTTGTTGAAAAGGTTGTGAATTAACTTGTACTTTAATAACTAAAGTAGCACGCAATCCAACAAAACCAGTTAATTTTTCTTGATACATAGCATTAGTTATTAATGCTTCAGGAAAATTTGTAGTATATAATTGAGAACCAGCACCTTCAGGAACAACAGAAGATGCCCAAGTGCCAGTATGTATAATTATAGGTCGAGACAAAAAGTCTTTAACGGTATGTATCCTATCTTCGCGAGTTGTCATATCTAAATAAGATGTTGACAAATTAACGATGTCAGGAACAGCAGAAGTCGACGGAGTAACTCCTTCACTAGAAAAATGAACAATTTCTCTTTGTTCAGAACTAAGCTGACGATCTTCTATGATATCATTTGAATTTTGAAAATTAGCAGGTAAATTACTTAGACTTAAAGACTACCTAATCTATAAAGTCGCATTGAGGGTACCCTGGATGTTGTGGGGCTGCCACTAGGTATCCTGGGCCGTAAACTTAAATAAGTAACCTAGTTACTAAGATAGCATTACCTTCCTTTTAATTAACCTCAAATATTTGTATAGGAAGGCAAGATCACATCTTAGCCTTAAAATTGATACAGCTCATCTGACAATGTTTCCACATCCATCAGATACTGTTCATATGTTAGTATTTGTGGTACTTCAGGCAAATCATCTACCAACCT